TGGGTTTCCGGAACCAACAACCTTGCCGCGGCAAACGTCACGAATACGGGAACATCGCTTACCAACAACACAGGTCTAGCTACGAACTCGACCGTGTTCATCGGTGTCCTCGTCCGGACCTCGTAACGGAGAAACCCCATGCCCCTCAACACCGTCACCGCCGATCAATCCACGGGATTGCTCAAGACCGCGAACAACCTTTCCGAGATCCGTGCCTACACGGACCAGTTGTTCGCCGTCGGGGACATCAAGCTCATTCCGGGCAGCACGGCTCCGAAGGGATGGCTCCTGTGCAACGGAGCATCGGTCAGCACGACGACATACGCGGCGCTGTTCACCAGGATCGCCTATTCGTTCGGCGGCTCCGGGGCGAACTTCACCCTGCCCAGCATCACCGCTCCTTCGTCCGGAGGAACGACCAGCTACATCATCAAGGCGACGGAGTACACGCCGTGAACGAGGAGGTCTTGATCGCGTTGGGCCGACTTGAGGGCAAGATGGACGCGATGATGACGTCGCTCCGCCTACAGGAGCAGGAACTGAAGAGGATGGAGGAGCGTGTCCGCCACCTCGAACAAAGCAAGGCGTGGCTGCTCGGTGCGGCTGCCGTGATCTCGCTCATCGCGGGATTCGTTGTAAAGATGATCCCATTCAACCGCTGAAGGCACACCATGATTCTCAAGACCTTGTATTCGGGCTCTGGCTCGGGAGCGCAGGCTTCCGTTCCATTCTGGAACTTCCCCAGCACGACCGGAAACCTCCAGTTCGTAGGAGGCGCTGCGTCCGTTCTCATCCAGGGAAGCTGCGACAACACCAACTTCATCGACGTCGTGACCCTCAACTCGACCACGCGCGGGGCCCATGTCGCCATGTTCCCGTTCATGCGCGCCAACATCACGACGCCCGGCGGCAACAACACCATCTTCATCACGCAGTAAGGACTAGCCCATGTCGTCATTCAGCACGGGACTTTCTGGACCACTTTCAAGCCTGGGGCAGCAGTTCCATCCCGCGAACGGTTTACAGATGTATTCCGATTTCGCTGGAGATTTCTCGCCGTTCTTCATCTGCACGGGAACCAGCGGATCCTCAAACAGCTCGACATTCGTGATGGGCAATTCGCTGGCTGACAAGGCGTTTGGCGAATGTCAGATGACTCTGGCCGCGCTGCAAGGAGCCCGTATCGGCATCTTTGCGGGAACGGCAACCAACTCAATCGGAAACTACTCCAACAGCACGTTCGGCGTTGCAACGGTGTCCCCTCAAATCGTGGACCGATCCTACAAGTTTACGGATATGCCCTACGACTTCGAGGCGCGGGTGGCCCTCACCAACTTCCCGACGGCGCTTCAGAAGCTCTGCGTTGGTTTCGCGGAAACCCATGCTGGCCCAAGCACGACCCTCCATGTCACCAACGGAGCCGCTTTCACGGCAGTCGGTGGCGGAAACTGGCAATGCACGGTAGCGGCGGCAGGCGTATCCACCGTGACATCCACTTCGTATTCGTCCAGCGTTTACCAGCGTCTACGCATCCGGACAAACCCGACGTCCAACACCATCGAGTTCATCATCAACGACCAGCTTGTTCATTCGACCACCCCGACATGGGACACGGCTAACTCGCTTCTCATTTGGGGAGCCGAGGCACGGGAGAAAGGCGTCACCGGAGCTCTTGCAGCGGGGCAATGGAAGGCGGACTACATGAGACTCGTTGGCTCAATCGCCCGCTAAAGCAGCAAGAACCTCCAAATGCCAACGCTGATCTTCTACAAGAGCCTGGTCGGCGGGCTTACCGCTCCCCTCAACCTGACGCTGAATGTGACCCTCGACGCACCGCTCGGGGTCAAGCAGGCAGGGACCGACGTGACGCCCAACGCGGTCAATTGGGCCAACACCGAATGGTTCGTGTTCGATCCGTTTGGCTTCCCACCGAACAACACGGGCCAGATCGCAGGCATCACCAGCACCATCGACGTCAGGATCCGCGACACCACAACCGGACTGGCCGGGGCCCCGACGGTCAGGTACAAGATCAGCGCGGCGACGCTGGCAAACAACGACTACAACACCAGCCCGGGGACGTGGACGACCCTGACGTTCACGGGGACCGCCGGAAACAGGGTTTCCAACGCAGTCACCGTGTCCAACAACCAGCACATCGGATTCGTCGTATCCACGGCGGACACCGACACCATATACACGTTCGAGGTGCAGAACGTCAGCAGCGCGAACGCCGTCCTCGACACCTTCACACACGCGGCATACACATGACCAACCCGGAACTCCTCCAGCGCCTGCATGACCTGTTGACGCAGAGCCTGATCGACAAGATCGAGGCAGGCGAGGCGACCGCGGCAGACCTGGGTGTCGCCCGGCAGCTTCTCAAGGACAACAACATCAACGCGCTTCCCAACTCGGGAACTCCCATCCTGCGTCTTTCAGAAACCATGCCTTTCGAGAATGCCCAGGAAGCCGTCTAGGATTCGATTGCAGACGTCCGAATCCAGACCATCCAGATACCCGTCTGAACGCATGGAACGCCTTGGCGGGCCATCGTCGTGGCTGGAACAATGAAGCAACCAGAAATCGACCCACGGCTCAAGGACTTTCGGAACTTCCTGTGGCTGACCTGGCAGCACCTGGGCCTGCCGGAGCCCACCCCGATCCAGTACGACCTGGCGGCTTACCTACAGAACGGTCCAAAGCGGTGCGTCATCGAGGCATTCCGCGGCGTAGGCAAAAGTTTCGTGACTTCGGCCTTCGTCATCCACCAGCTCCTGCTCGACCCGAGCAAGAACATCCTGGTGGTCAGCAGCAGCAAGCAGCGGGCCGACGACTTCACCACGTTCACGCTCCGGATCATCGAGGGCATGGACATCCTGGCGCACCTACGGCCGCGCGAGGACCAGCGGAAGTCGAAGATCGCGTTCGACGTCGGCATGGCGCCGCCGAGCCAGAGCCCGAGCGTGGTCAGCAAGGGCATCACCAGCCAGATCACGGGCAGCCGCGCCGACCTGATCGTCGCGGATGACGTCGAGAGCGCGAACAACAGCCTGACCCAGATGATGCGGGACAAGCTGGCCGAGAGCGTCAAGGAGTTCGATGCGGTCCTCAAGCCGGACGGCCGCGTCGTCTACCTGGGGACCCCGCAGACCGAGGCATCGCTGTACGCGGCCCTGCCGGAGCGCGGCTACGAGGTCAGGATCTGGCCCGCCCGCTTCCCCGACGCCAAGCTGCGGGAGGCGTACGGGACCAAGCTGGCCCCGGTCATCGCCCAGCGGCTCGACAAGGACCCGGCGCTCGTCGGGAAGCCCACGGATCCCCGTCGGTTCTCCGAGATCGACCTGATGGAGCGCGAGATGAGCTTCGGGCGCTCGGGATTCGCGCTCCAGTTCATGCTGGACACGTCGCTGTCCGACCTGGACCGCTACCCGCTGCGCCTGTCGGACATCATCGTCACCGAATGCGACACCGACACGGCCCCGGAGAAGCTGGTCTGGGGCAAGGACAGGCCCTGCACGGACCTTCCCTGCGTCGGGCTGAACGGCGACCGCTGGTACAGGGCCGTGGCCGCCATCGACGCCAACGCCCCCAAGCCGTACAACGGCTCGGTCATGTCCATCGACCCATCCGGCCGCGGTTCCGACGAGACGGCCTACGCGGTCGTGAAGATGCTCAACGGCTTCCTGCACGTCACCGAGGCCGGGGGCGTCCCGGGCGGCTACGAGGAGCGCACGATGAAGGAGCTGGTGGACATCGCCCGCCGGAACAAGGTCAACCACATCGTCGTGGAGTCCAACTTCGGTGACGGAATGTTCACCGAGCTCTTGAAGCCCCATCTCCGGGCAGGCCACAACTGCTTCATCGAGGAGGTCCGCCACTCGGTGCAGAAGGAGAAGCGGATCATCGACACCCTGGAGCCCGTGATGAACCAGCACAGGCTGGTGGTCGATTCCAGGGTCATCCAGCGCGACTACGAGTCGGCCAAGGCGACCGAGCGCAGCATCCACTACAGCCTGTTCTACCAGATCAGCCGCGTCGTCCGTGCCAAAGGCGCCCTGATCCACGACGACAGGCTCGACGCCCTGGCCATAGCCGTGGCCTACTGGACCGAGCAGATGGCCCAGGACGCCGACGAACGGATCCAAACGGCCCGTGCCGAGGCCCAGGACAGGTGGCTGCGGCGGTTCATGGAGGGACGTCTGATCGACAAGCCCGACGAACCAAGACCGGAATCCTGGACGGGCAAGAGATAGCAAAGAGATAGACAACAGAAAGCGACTGCCTTACCAGTCACTTCCTAGGACGACGACCCCGACCTTCCCCTCCGGGAAAGACCAAGAATCCCCCCTTCGGGAAAGACCAAGGAAGGGATATGTAGTGTCTCTATGGTAGACCTAGGATTACCTAGGATTACCTAGGTGTACCTAAACTCTTCTACAGACTGTAGATAAGACTTCTAAAGGTATCCCCGTGGTGTGGTTCCACAGTAATGAGGAACAAACCGGAGATAGCTGTAGATATCAAAGAGATAACCTTTGGGGGAGGGGGGGTTTCGTGGCGCAGAGTCTCAACATCATGGGTCTGGACGTTTCCGTCCATTTCGAGCCCATTTCTGAATCACAGGATGAGATGCTGTTCGGGTTCTGGCAGCAGGGCCCCGTCCCATCCATCACGATCAACTCCTCCTGTAGCGATGCGATCCAGGCCAGGACTATCCTGCATGAAGTCCTAGAGGCGATAAACGACCTCAACGGCATCGGTCTACAGGAGGAGCAAATCAGGGCTCTGGAGACGGGGCTAGGAGACACCTTCTCCCGAAACCGGGATTTCTTCGCCGCGCT